TGGTGCTGCTTATGCAGACGATAATGGAGTTACAGTTACTTTAACTGCAAGACAATTTGAATTACCTCTTGAGTATGAAGGAGCAATTACAGTTGTATCAGGAGACGTAACAGCGACTACATCTTAATAATTATAGATAAGGCAGGGGGTTATTAAAAGCTCCCTGCTAATATCTTTTTAATATGTGTGATTGTGAAGTAATAAATATATTATCTTTACCTTCGTATTTAAAAATATATACTAAAATGTCAAATTACAAAATAAAAGAAGATTACAAAGGGCTAAGAAGTTCAATATCAAATTTTGGTACTGTTTCTTGGGACGAGGCTTCACAGGAAACTTTAGCTTATCTTTACGAAAAAAGAGGTTTTACATCTATAATTACTAAAATATCATCTAATGAAGAAAGCAGTATCAAAAAGACAAACAAAAAAGATAAGTCAGTTAAGAAAGACGACTAAGAAAAGTAATACATTTGAGTTTGGGGTTTTTGATTTAGCTATCCCACCAAATATTACTGAACCAAAAAATTTAAATAACATATCTACTAAGTGGGTTCCATTTGGTAATGATAATTTATTTCCTCAATACTTAGCTGAACTTAAAAGAAAATCTTCTACACATAGAAGTGTACTTGCACAAAAAACTGTATTTACAAGTGGAGCAAAATTTGTTTGTGATAATGAACCTTTAAGAGAGTTTATAGAAGATGTAAATGCAAACCAAGAATCATTAAGAGATGTATTTAAAAAATTAGCAGATGACTATTATACGTTTGGTAATGCGTATATGGAATGTGTAAAATATGATGGAGGTGTAAACCTTTATCACTTAGACGCTACAACAGTTAGAATGTCTAAATCAAAAAAAGAAGTTTATGTAAATCCTGATTGGTGTAAGTATTGGAACAATGAGGATAAAATGTATAGATTACCTATATACCCAAGAGTAGCACATAATAAATTTGTAATACACTTTAAAGATTATGAGCCTACGTTTAACTTTTATGGGTTGCCTGATTACGTTGCTGCATTAGAGCATATTGCAGTAGACTATGAAATCGGTAAATGGAATCATACTAAGTTTTTAAATGGCTTTCAACCTTCTGCTATTGTAGAAATTAGTGGAGATATGGGCGAAGAAGAAGCTCAGAAAATGGTTAAGGAAGCACAGAAGAAATTTGTTGGTGAAGGCAACAATGGTAAAATATTATTTATAGTTAAAAATGGTGACACATCACCTGCTAACGTACAAATAATAAAAGACGACCAAGAAGGTAGTTGGATAGAATTACAACAGATTACAGACCAAAATATAATTACCGCTAATAGATGGCAACCATCTTTATCAGGTATAGTAAGTTCAGGAAAAATGAACAATACAGGAAGTGAAATTAGAATAGCTTACGATTTAGTAATGACTACTGTAATTAGAGATACTTCTGAATTAATATTAAATGGAATTAGAACGGTTCTTTATAATGAAATGGGGTATGACCCTAGAGATTTGAAAATTCATTATGAGCCGCCAATCTCATACGCTAATGACGTAGACATTAGAGAGGTATTAACTATTAACGAACAAAGAATGTTAATAGATGAAGATTTACCTATGTTAGAAGATGGCGATATGTTTGTTGCAGACAGAGAAATTATTGTAACGGAGAGAGATGATGATGGAGATGGTGAAGTAGATGAATCAAAAGAAATAACAGTAGAACAATAAAATGGGAAATACAAAACAATACAAAACATTAGTTACAGCAGGAGAGGTTATTAGCAAAACATTTACTAATAAAAATACAGACCCTGTTTTAGTTTCTGAAAATACTCTTGTATTGTCTGAGTTAGCTCATTTAAGACCATTGTTAGGTGAAAAGTTTTATGCAGAATTAAAATTGCAAAATGATACAGGTACTTTAAGTACTGCTAATCAAACATTTATGACTTATTATTTAGAAGATTGCTTATCTTGGTTTACAAGATTTGAAGTTGTAAATGATATAATGAGCAATATTACTTCTAGTGGTGTAGTTCATAATATAGATGAGTTTTCAAGAATAATTACGCCATCAGACTATAATGCTTTTAAACAAGACACATATAGAAAAGCAGAGATTTTTGCAAATGATATGATGGATTTTTTAAATGGTGCCGACCAAGCAGGTTTATACCCTACATATAACAGCAATAAACCTAACAAGCTAAACAGAACATACAAGAATCACGGTATGATATTTTATGATAGTATATATGGTTATAATGGTGTAGAGGGGTGTATGACTTGCGGAACAGATTATGTAAATGGAAATTGCAACTGTGGTTGTGGTAATTGTTAAAAATAAATAAATGGCAGCTAACGAACATAAAAATTTAACAGACGTAAATAGACACAACCCTAAAGGTTTTGAATCTGCAAACAATGATACTTTACTTAGCAAAAGTGTAGGAACAGGAACTGCTAATACTGATGGCAGCTTACAATGGATAGAAAAAAGTGAAATAAAAACAGACAACTATAACATACAGGGTTATGTAACTGCTTCTAATGCAAATTATTATTATGGCTCAGATATGAGTGCTGACGAAATAACAAATGAATACAATCAAGGATATGGCGCTTCTACCGTTGGCGGTGCAACTTTAAATGTTGGTGAATTTTTTAAAGTAAAATCAATAGTAATTAATAATCCTTGTACTTTAAAAAGTATATATTTATTAGCAAACTCTACTACAGCCTCTGTAGTAACTGTTGCATTGTGTAAGGTAACTTTTGCTTCAGGAGTTTTAGACCCTGTAACTCCTGCACTTTTAAATGAATTAAGCATTACAGGTTTATCAGATAATGATAAGGTAGTAATAACAAGAAACTTAACACCTGAAAGCACTTTAGCTGCAGGCGATGTGTTGTTTGCTATGGTAAAATGTAGTATAGCGGCAACATCATTTTTTAAAATAGGAATAGAAGTCGGATATGACAATTAACAACAAACATAAAATGAGAGATACAATAGAAGATACGATACAGGTAGGAATGGCAAATGCAGGGGCGATAGGTATATCTTTAGCACAAGTAAACGAGGTACTAACTACAGTATCTTTAATTATTGCAATAACATTCTCAATTTACAAATTTATAATAACAAGAAAATAATATGGCAAGTACAGTAACAGCAGCAGATTTAACAGTAACAATAACAGAATCTTATACATTAAACAATGTTGCCTATGGTAACACTACAAATAAAGTATTTACATCTAAAGGACAAGTTGACCAAAGAATAATGAGTGTGGCAACAACAGAAACTGCATTATTTAATTGGGAGGCTGCAGATAGCGCAGGTTCAGGAGTTGCAGCAAATTATGTATATTTTAGAGTTACTAATTTAGATGATACTAATTTTGTTACTTTAAGGCTATATAATGGGGCTGATAGTTTTTGGTTAAAACTTGCAGCAGGAGAAAGTTTGTTGTTAATGAATAATGAAATGGACGCTATTACAGGTTCTACATTTGGAGCATTAGCTGACATTACTTCTGTATTAGGAAAGGCAGATACAGCAGTTTGTGACATTGAATTTATAGCAGTTACTGCATAATATGGCTAAAAAAAGAAAGCTAAACTCTAAAAATCCAAAGTATATGGACGAGGTTGTTGAGGTTAAAAATACCAAAAAACTTATTAGAGAAATAAAAGGAGTACGAATTTACGCTATTTTTAATGAATAGTTGTAATTTATTCCTAGTAAGAGATGCTTTTACTGATAAATCTATTATTGGTAAGCTATATCTAAATGGAGAATTTATAGCACATACACTAGAACTTCCTTGGAAAAACAATGAAAAAGGTATATCTTGCATTCCTAAAGGAGTGTATGATTGTAGGGTAAGATATGCTGATGAAAGCGCAAGCCGAGACTACACACACCTTATTGTAGAGAATGTTCCTGACAGAACATATATACTTTTCCATCGTGGTAACTCTGCAAAAGATAGTAGGGGTTGTATTTTAACAGGAATGATGAGGGGTGATGATGTAATATATCAAAGTAAAAATGCTCATAATCTTCTTATGAATACAATCATAGATAATAAGATGGAAAATAAAATTGAATTAGTAATTAAAAATAGATAAAATGAATAAGTTTTTTGAAAAGTTTTTGTTAGGTACAATGTTTAAGAGTAAGAAATTTTGGTATACAGTAATTGGTTGTCTTACTACTTTGTTAAGTGAGCAGTTTGGATTAAACGAAGCAGAAGTAAGTAATATTCTTATGAGTATTGCAGCTTTAGTTTTAGGACAAGGTATTGCTGATACTGCAAAAGCAAATAAATAATTTGCGTATTAAATAAATATAGTTAACTTTGTAGTCCTTCTCTGAGTGTTTTCATAGTGGGTTTTAGTTAGCAGTAATTAAGAGTGAGAGGTTAATAACTTCTCACTCTTTCTATTTATAAGGTTTTTTTTATTATATATTTACTAAAACTAAAATTATAAATTATGCTAGAAAAATTAAAAGGAAAACGATTGAGGCTGTCTGCCGAAGAAGTTGAGCTTATTAATGAGTTCAGAGGTGATAATTTAGAAAACATTAATGGAAATACTGCGCTAGATATACACTTAAAAGAAAGAGGGATAGATAAGAAAGATGTTGTTAGTGTAAAACATTGGCAAAGTATGAGTGGAGATTTAAGATTCTCTATCGTCACAAAGGAAGATTTTGGTCTAAATGAAAATCAAATCTTTAAAAAAATAAATAACTTCATAGAAGAATACTCTCCTACTTATACTACAATAAAACATACTAAAGGAAATCATCTTCTTGTAATAAATCCTGCAGACATTCATATAGGTAAGTATGCTAACGAGCTAGAAACAGGAGAGCAATATGACTGTGAAACTGCTGTAGTTAGAGTATTAGAAGGTATAGAAGGATTAATACAAAAGTCAAAAGGATTTGACATTGACAGAGTATTATTTTGTGTAGGTAATGATGTCTTACACATTGATAATGTGTATAATACAACCACAAAAGGTACGCATCAAGATACTGATGGTAAGTGGTGGGAACACTATGAGATTGCTCTTATGCTTTATGTAAAGTGTATAGAAACATTAAGGCAAATTGCGCCTGTAGATGTTATACATAGTATGAGTAATCACGATTACCAAAGTGGCTTTCATTTAGCACACACACTAAAAAGTTGGTTTAGAAAAACTAAAGATGTTAGCTTTGATATAACGGTAGCCAACAGAAAATATTATAAATATGGTAACAATCTTATTGGTTTAGAACACGGAGACGGTGCTAAAATGGATAAATTACCTCTTTTGATGGCGCAAGAAAAGCCTGAGATGTGGAGCAAAAGTAAATTTAGATATTGGTATTTACATCACATTCACCACAAAGTAAAACACAAATGGTTAGACGCTAAAGACTATATTGGCGTTACTGTTGAGTATATGAGAAGTCCATCATCTGCTGATAGTTGGCACTCACGCAAAGGATTTTGCGGCGCATACAAAGCTTGCGAGGCTTTTGTTCACGATAAAGAAAGCGGTCAGGTAGCAAGATTAACACATTATTTTTAACCCTTAAGTAACCCTTTACACAGGGTATTTAATACCCTTATATATAAAGATAAAGATAAATATAAAGATAAGGATAAAGATAAATACTAGGTTAAACCGCATTTTTTTAAAAATAACTTATAAATTATTTGGTGTTTACAAAAAAAGCTGTATCTTTGCATAGAATTATCTAACTAAGTATTAACGAAAACACATACATTATGGCATATCAAGTAAGCAGTTGTTGTGGCGCAGACTACGAAGAACGCGGAGATTATGATAGATTTAACTTTTACGTTTGTTGTAAATGCGAAGAAGAATTTGAAGAACCTATTATGGATTATGATTATAGAAACTTTATGATAGATGATAGGAAAGAAGCGGAGGCAGATGAGTACAGAGACAAAATGGCAAGCATACCATTTGGTTAAAATTAATTAAATAAAACTAAAACTAATATGAAGAAAATAAAAAACACACAACCCGAAGTTAAAGAAACTAAAAAAGACGCATTAAGAAGATTATTCTTAGCAAACAATCTTGTAGAAGAAGATGTATACAAAGATAAAAGAGGCTTTGTTATTATCACAAGAACAGGTATAGATAAAATAGTAAGCAAACAAAACATACAAGTAGCTTACGAACCTGTTGTAATGGAAAAAGATTGGGTAGTTATGAGAGCTACTGCAAGCCTACAACAAGGTAAAACAACTAGAAATATGATGTCTTTTGGTGAAGCATCTGATTCTAATCTAATGGGAGGTGGTAAAAAGTTTCCTGTTGCTATGGCAGAAAAGCGAGCTATGTCAAGAGTTGTGCTTAAGATAGCAGGATTCTATGAGCAAGGAGTGTTTGGTCAAGATGAAATGGTAGACTAATGGAAAGCGAACACACAGGCATACCTGCAGTAGACAGAGTTATAGAAAAAATAGTAGAAGAAGAACAAGAGATTGAATATACTTGTTGCGGAGATGAGGTGGTAGGTTGGGTAGAGGACTATAGAATATGTCCAACCTGCAAAGAACACATTTAAAGTGAACACTAATTGGTTTGATGAGGTTGTTGATGGAAAGCCTAAACAAGCAGAGTATTGGCAGATAGATTACATTGACAACCTCTTACCTAGAACCGCACTACCACTTAACGAACAGCACGAAATAGCAAATAGAATTTACGATAAAGATTTTAGTGAAATAGAAGCAGACGAAATAATAATATTATTAAAAGAAAATGAAGTTAAATCAGACCCCAAAGACCAATACCAACAGTTCGTCAAAAACGGAATGTTTAGTAGTTAGCATAATACGAAACCCTACAAGAGCATTTACATACTCTGTATGGTATGGAGATAAGTTCTTAGGAGAACTGATAGAGGACGACATTCAAAGACTGCTAGGTGATGAGACTAAAAAGTTTTATCAAGACAATCAAACTAATTTTTTAGTTGCTAAAAATAAAATTAAAACCATTATTAATAAAACAAAATACTTTTAAAATGAAAAACAATTATGAAAAAGTTAGGGCTTCAAGAAATGAGTTAGAAGCTATCCTAAGAATCAGAGGAATATCTAAACAAAAGTTTGGAAGAATATTAAATATAAAAGGCTCAACAATAGAAAAATATGTAGAGAAACCTTATTACTTAAGATACTACCAAATGCAAAGACTTGCTAATTATCTTAACATAGACGTTAAAGATGTAGTAGATATAGTTGAGGTAGACCTAGAATCAAATGCTATAGTAGTAGATGGTGAAGAAAACTTTAAGGCTATAGAGTCTTTACTATCTAAAAGTGAATAGCATATATGACAGAAGAAGGAAGGAATGTTGTAGACAGTCTTATAACATTAAAAGAAGAAGATAATAAAATTAAAATAAATCAAATAGAATTAGATAATTACTTTAACAATAGCGGCTTAATAGAATATAATAAAAAACTAAAAAAACCAATAGAAGATTATAGCCTAAGAGAAAAGCAAATTGTAAAAAATGATATGTCTAAATATAAATTAAAAAAATATGGCAGATAAAAATTATGTAGCAAGTAGTATCAAGAAAGTTACTACACAGTATGGAGACTTGTTTAATGCAAGCTTTAAAGTAGAAGACCTACAAAAGATGGCAAAGAGAGGTTGGGTAAATATTACAATAGCAGAACGTAGAGAAGTTTCTGAGAAAGGAGCAACTCACTATGCTTATGAGAATACTTACGAGCCACCTAAACCTGACACAGTAGACAATACAAGTACAGAAGGAGATTTACCATTCTAAACTTTAGAGAGGGGGAAGGCACGACGCCTATGATATAACCTGTATTAAATGTTTTTAACCCCCTCTTTAAATTATCTAAAAACAACTATAAAATTATTTGTTAGTTTCATATATTATTCTTATATTTGTGTAACTAACTAATTACTAACTAACACTCACAAAAACACTATGACAAAAAAATTATTACAACGCAAGCAATTACTAATAGACACATTATCAGTTCAAACCTCAAGCGGTAAAGAAGAACAGATGATACAGTACATTATTAATTTCTGCATCAAGAACGTACCCACAGCAAAAATTCAAGTAGACAACAACAATATCTATGTAACCAAAGGTGACTCAGACATTTACCCTTGTATTGTTTCGCATACAGATACCGTACACGACATACACAAGCACTACAAAGTATTTGACGAGGACAACTGTTTGTTTGCATTCAATGCAGAATCAGGTACACAAGTAGGTGTAGGTGGTGACGACAAGGTAGGTATATGGTTAGCACTACAGATGTTATTATCACAAGACATTATCAAGTGTGCTTTCTTTCACTCAGAAGAAATAGGTTGTGTAGGTAGCCGACAAGCTAATATGTCTTGGTTCAAAGACGTAGGTTATTGCTTGCAAGGTGACAGACGAGGCAACAAAGACTTTGTCAACTCTATCAGCGGTACCTTATACAGTCTTGCTTTTGCAGAAGACATTGTGCCTATCATATCCAAGTACGGTTATCAAGAAACATCAGGTGCTATCACAGACGTAGGTCAGCTAGCAGAGAACGGTATAGGTGTATGTGTAGCTAATATGTCTTGCGGTTACTTTGCGCCACACTCAGACCAAGAGATTGTAGAGTTCCTAGACGCTAACAACTGCTTAGATATGATTACTCATATTGTCAACGAGCTAGGCTGTACGCTATACACACACGAATACACTAACAAGTGGAACGACTTAGATTGGGGTGACTTTAGTGGTGCTAGCAGAAACTATTGGTTTCAAGATATGCAAAAAGACTCTGAGGTTGTAGTAGACGAAGAAGGCGGTGAGACCTGTTACTACTGTGAGGGCGAACTAAAAGAAAGCGAGTATGGTGATGAGTTTAGATTTTGTGGAGACTGCAATAGTGATGTTATAGTAAAGTACGAAGATGATGACTTTGATGACTTTGAAGATGTATCTGACAACTATGATGGTTCTATGGCTCATAAGCAAATAGTAAACAGTCACTTAGCTTCTTACTATAAAAACAAATAATATGGCTAAGAGATTTACAGATACAGATAAGTGGAAGAAAGGTTTTATCCGTAACCTTCCAACAAAATACAAACTGCTGTGGTTATATATACTAGACGATTGTAACCACGCAGGAGTATGGGAGACAGACTTTGAGGTAGCGTCAATTAGAATTGGCAGCAAGATAAGCGAGAAGGAAGCTATAAAACATTTTGCATCTCAGATAAGAATCTTTGATAATGGCGAGAGATGGTTTGTTCCAAAGTTTATAGAGTTTCAGTATGGCGAGTTAAATGCCAACTCAAGACCTCATCAGGCAGTTATAAAGCTAATAGACAAATACGACTTATATAACATTAAAGGCGTGAACGTCACAGAGATATCAGATTCTGACAAACCTGTCTTAAAACGCTTTAAAAAGCCATCTATGGAGGAGTTAGAGCTATACTGTCAGGAAAGGCAAAACAAAGTAGATGTGTTTAAGTTTTTTAACTTTTATGAAAGTAACGGTTGGAAGGTTGGAAAGAACCCAATGAAAGCTTGGAAGGCATCAATAAGAACTTGGGAATCTAACAGCATAAACAAGACCCAAACCAAAGAAGGTAAACTGCAAAGCCAAATAAATGCTTGGCAGGGAGCAAAGGATATAATTAAACAACAACTAAATAAATAAAACAAGTTATTACGAGGGAGGGCATAAAGGCATAAGCCAACGATAAGTTAATACTCTTGTTCTCCCTCTGTAATATTTAAAAATAAAACTATGAAAGCACAACTAATAAATACTTATGGTGACGTTAAAAGCGTTAAGCCAAAAAACAATAAGACATTCACCTTAAAAGAGTTACAATCATTTGTAGATGGTTACATACAAATCGTAAAGACAAGAGATGACAGGCTAATGATAATGAATGAAGAAGGTAAGCTTAACAGGTTACCATACAATGAAATTGCTACAAGCCTATACATATACGGTTCACACGACGTAGTAGTTGGTGATGTGTTGGTAACTGACAAAGAACTTATAAGCTAATGATTATACAACAAGAAAATAAAGACGACCTTACTTTTAAATGTGTTGACCTTATAAGCAAAACATTTGTAGAGCTAGGACAATCTAAACCTCAAGAGGAAATAGCTTTGCTAGCACAATCTTTAGCAGAAGATTTAAAGCGAGACTTTAAAAGCTTAATGTATACTGATATAGAAAATGCTTTTAGAAATGGTGTGCGCAATACAGACCTGTTTGCTCTTAATGTAAAGACGTATTACAAATGGATAAAAGCTTGGCGAGATATATTGTGGGACGCTGAGTATCAAGTAACTAGCCAAGGGAAAGACCCACAAGGCGTGTTACACTATAGACCACAACCTAAATTACTAACTAATAATTAAATTATGATATACGCTAATATTTTAGAACCAATATTACTGATTGCTACTTGTGTAGCGGCAGGATTCTTTTTAGGATTCTTTTCTTTTATGTTTACTTTTAAAGCAGAACGAAACGATTTAGAAAAGAATATGGAAGAATTTGACAAGAAAACAAATAAATTTAGAACAAGAACAGGAGGATTAGAAAACGATAGATTAAATGAGAGACCACGAAGAAATAATAAATAAAAGCTATAAAGAAAAACTAAAGCTATTAAAAACCTTGCTTAAAGATGATTTTTCTACATTTTTGTTTGTGTCTAATATGTACTTGACAGACAAAAGTGTTAGTGTAAAAGACTTTAACAAGTTATTTGAAGGAGGATTAAAAAGAAATTATAAATTTAACAAACAACAAAATGACTGAACATAATAAATACTACTACGAATTTGACAGAAATACAACTGATACTAAAGAAGACAGTAGAATACCTAACTACTATGTAGGCAAGCATCACGGTTACGAGGCTCGTAAGGTTGTAGAGGACTTTGAGCTTTCTTACAACATAGGAACAGCCACTACTTACTTGCTCAGAAGTTCAAACAAACATAAGTCTCCTCAAGAATGTATTAAGAAGGCTATAGCACACTTAGAGTTTGAGTTAGAAAGACTTAAGTTATAATGGTAAGCCCTATCTATAGAGTTATCATAGAGTATGGATACCGTAAAAAAGGTAGTACAAGACGACATCAATTCAAAATAATTGATACATTTGTTACCACAAACAATGTTGAGTTAATTAAAAAAAACAAAACAATTAGACAAAGAATATTAAGAGATACTAAAACCAAACATAAAGACCTAGACATATTGTTTAAAAATATATATATAGAAGGTCAATATGGACACACAAATTATTAAATTATGATTATATTTATGCTACTTATTTTATTTTATACTGTTTATTTAAACATAAAAATCAGAGAGTTTGAACAGTTTTTATCAGAAGAAATAGACAACATCTATGTAGAGGCAGAAGAAAATAAATTAGACCTATACAATAAGATGATGGAATGGAGAAAAGAATTAAAGAATGAGAAACCAAGAAGAAGAAGTACAAAAAGCAGTCGTAAAGTATCTACAACTAAGGTACCCAAAGATTAAGTACTGCGCTAGCTTAGGAGGCATTAGAACGTCTTTTAAACAGGCTGTGAAAGCCAAAGCCACAGGCTATGTCAAAGGATTCCCTGATTTGCAGATATGTATGCCTACCTACGAGGGGGGTATAGGAGGGGGGGGGTACCACGGACTTTTTCTTGAAATAAAAAAGGATAAAAAATCTTATCCAACTAAAGAACAGAAAGAATGGATAGCATATCTAAATGATGTAGGCTACTGTGCTAAAGTAACTAAAGGAGTTGATGAGTCTATTCAAACAATAGACGACTATTTAAACAATAAATTATGAGTGTAAATGTATTTGAAAGAAAAGACAGGCGAGGTGGTGGCTATGCTAAACGTAAGTTTACCTATGAAGAAGCGCAACAGATTAGATTAGACTACGATACAGGCACCTACACCCAAGAACAGATAGCAATTAAGTATAATGTAAGCCAATCGCTTATAAATAAGATATTAAGACGTAAGACATATATGAAAGAATAAAGATTTATTTTTGTTTTTGTGTGAAAAAAAGTCAGTAGCTAAAAAGTTGTTGGCTTTTTTTTATTTTGCTCTGAAACTGCCAACGCCCTGAAACTGCCAAGGCTCTGAAACTGCTAGGTATGCTTACTACCCCTATAGGTGTGATTTTGATTTCCTATGCGTGCATAGTATTTTACTGTGCGTGCATAGTATTTTCATTATTTAACATAATATTTTTTATAAGACAAATAATTTAACATAATAATTTTATTTCCATTTTAAAGCGTTTTAAAGCTATTTCATACCGCTGTAATATATTGATATTAAAAGTTTTTATTATTGCAATAGGCGAATTTTACTAGAGAAGAAATTTAGACGTTTTAACTAATTAACAAATTAATGTTAATATTTATTATAAATAATTTGTATACTAAATATAATTTAGTTACATTTGAATATTATTAATTAAAACCATAAAAGAATGCAAAATTTTATTTTAAAAAACATTATTACAGGAGTAAAAGAAAATTTATCTTATTCTGAATTGATGACTAGACTAAACAAAAACAGGCAAGAATTTTTTAATACTTATAGAATTGAAACAGTTAATAAAAAACCAATTATAGAAAAATTATTATTGTTATTATTCTTTGGCGTTTTTGCCTTGGCGATGGGGTCAATAATACTTGAAACAATAACACAAATTTTTTAATCTTTTAAACTAAATCACAAACCAATGAAAGCACAAAAACAGAATATCATTTTAGACTCAATAAATTATTTAAAAATTTTTCTTCCTCTGCATAAAGAATTTAACACTTTTAAACATATAGGACAGGCAATTTCCGACCCTCTCAAAGTTTCTTATATCTCACAGGGTAAAATTAACGGTATAAAAGAAAATACAGGGATTGAGATAAGCAGCAGACCAACAGACGAGCAAAGAAATAAATATTTCACAGCGACCTCAATCGAAAAATTATTAAAAAAATTATTTGTGATTAATACATCTGACGAAAGTAAAAAGATGTATGATATTGTTAATAATATAGATGATTACTTGAAACAAAATCTTGAATATAAATTTTTTGTTGATACTGATGTGAACGGCTTTTATTCTAATGAACCCGAAAATTACAACGGTAGTTGTATGGCGGGAAAGCCTGAAAGCTATTTTAAATTATATGATTATAT